TCTAAAGAGCAAATGAAAGAATTAGAAAAAGCTATGAATGTGGCTAAAGAAGAAGCTGAAAAAATAGACATTAGTTTTACAAAAATTAAAGAAACTATCCAAGCTGGAATTAAGAAAGATATAGAAAGCATAAATCAAACAATAGGAAAAGCTTTGTTAGGTGGTATGAAAAGTTTTTCAAGATCATTAGCAGAAGCAGTTGTTTTAGGTAAAGAATTAAATGCAAGTTTAAAAGAAATAGCACAGAAACTTTTAGTTGATATATTGGCTTTTACTATTCAGTTTGTATTACAGAAACAATTAGAAAAGTTTTTGTCTGATAAAGTTGTTGAGAATGAAGCGAAGAAAACAGATGAAATGAAAAAACAATTAAGACTACAAATGACTATGATGGCTATGTCAGGTAATCCAATGGCTTTACTTGGATTTACAGCTAGAGCATCAGGTGGTTCAGTACAAAAAGGACAACCTTATATGGTAGGTGAAAGAGGTGCAGAATTATTTGTACCAAATCAATCAGGTCAAATCCAACAATCAGCTAGAGGTGGTAGTGGTGGTGCAACTACTGTTAATTTTAATATCAATACAGTAGATGCTTCAGGATTTGATGAATTACTTGTAAGAAATAGAGGAACAATAACTCAATTAATTAATAACGCAGTAAATGAAAGAGGGAGTAAAAACTTAATTTAATGTCAGGTGCTTTCCCAATATCATCAGCTAAATTTGGAACTTTTGGAATAAAGTCAATTCAAAATACTATTATATCTAAAACAGTTAGTGGTAAGAAACTAGCAAGACAAATAGATAATCAAAGATTTGCTTTTACAGTTCAGATTGTTACAGCAAAAAGATCAGATGTTTATGGAGAACTAATGGCTTTTATAATTAAACAAAGAAGTCAAAAAGAAAATTTTACAATTATCCCCCCTGAAATAGAAGATGCTAGAGGTAATGAATCAGGAACAGTTGTAGTCAATGGTGTTCACGCAGTTGGAGATACAACTATTGCTATGGACGCATTTGCTGGAGATGGTGCTGGTAGATTCAAAGCTGGAGATTTTTTAAAGTTTGCATCACACAGTAAAGTTTATATGGTAGTAGCAGATGCAACAAGTTCAAGTAATGCTTCAACAGTTACAATAGAACCACCATTAATAACTGCACTAGCAGATGATTCAGTTGTAACTTATGACAATGTTCCTTTTACAGTTTATTTAACTTCTGATATACAAGAATTTGGTGTTAGTGGTGCAGATAAAGATGGTAATTTGTATTATGAATATCAATTTGATGTTGAAGAAGCTTTGTAATGAAATACTTAATAAAGCATTGGGCGACAGTTGATATTATAGCTGAAGAATTAGTTGATGAAAAAGATATTAATATCGTCAATAATAATCTAGGCAAATATGAAGAACCATCAGATAAAGCAATCATTAAAGTTTTAAATGTTAAAGTAAATAGGAGAACATACGAAGATGACAAGAAGTCTAACGACAGCAGTAAAGACCGAACTAGCAACAAATGATATTAGACCAATACATCTTATAACGATTGGTTTTTCGACTCCTGTTAATTTAACTGATTGTGCATTTTCTCTAACTTCATCAGTATCAGGTTCTAGTGTAACCTATACAGCATCATCTTTTTTATTAAATATTACTAATTTTACTGAAGAAACAGATATTACAAAAACAAGTTTAGGATTAAGTTTATCAGGTGCAGACCAAACTTTTATTTCAACAGTATTAAGTGAAAATATAACTAATGATGTAGTAACTGTTTTTAGAGGATTATTAGCAGATGATAACACACTTATAGCTGACCCTTTTCTTTTATACAAAGGAAATATTGAGGGTTTTAATATTTCAGAAACAGAAAAAGCAAGTGTTTTGACTTTAACTGTTGTATCACATTGGGCAGACTTTGATAAAAAGAATGGTCGTAAAACAAATAACACATCACAACAAAGATTCTTTAGTACAGATGTTGGAATGGATTTTTCAAGTCAAACTGTATTAGATATTAAATGGGGTAGAGCATAATGTATAATTGGTTGGATAAACTTCTTATCAAAATAGCAAAAAAGATTTTAAATAGATATGCACCTAAAGATGAGTTTATTGCATATATAAATAAGAAAGAAGAAGAATATCTTAAAAAAATAGGTGGTTACGGAAAACCTATTAATGATACAGGTATTAAATCTTTCTTTAATATTGGTGGATTTATTAGATCAGCAGTTTCTGTTGCTACTAAAGTATTTGGTAAAAAAATAAATCCTTTTGTTGCATTAGCAATAACATTAGCCATCTCTTGGTTATTTAGACCAAAAACTCCTGAACAACCTGATTTTGGTGTTACTGATTTTGATAACTTTGAAAAAGGTTTATTAGTTAATAAACAATCTAATGACGCAAATGTTCCTGTTATATATGGAGAAAGATTAGTTGGTGGTACTAGAGTTTTTGTAGAAACATCAGGAACTGACAATGTTTATTTATATATTGCTCTAGTTTTAAGCGAGGGAGAGATAAACGATATTACAGAAATAAGAGTAGATGATAAAGCTGTTACTTGGGCAAGTGATTTAGCAAATAATACAGTAGTTGAAGTAGGAAGTGGAGATAGTAATTTTTTTAAAAATTCAGAAAGTTTAATTAGAGTAGAGCCACATTATGGAACAGACGGACAATCAGCTTCAAGTTTATTGTCTACATTGTCATCTTGGGGAAGTAATCATAAGTTGTCAGGTATAGCTTATCTTGCTATTCGTTTTAAATGGAATCAAGATGTATTTGCTGGAGTTCCTAAAGTACAAGCAAAAGTACAAGGTAAAAAAGTTGTAACTTTAGCATCTAACTTATCTGAACAAACTGCAAGTTTTTCAACAAATCCAGCATTTTGCTTATTAGATTATTTAAGAAATACAAGATATGGAAAAGGATTAGCAACAAGTGAAATAGATTTACAAAGTTTTTATGATGCTTCACAAGTTTGTGTTACACAAGTTACACCTTATTCAGGTGGGTCAGCTATTAATATATTTGATACTAATACAGCGATTGATACATCAGCATCTATTATTTCTAATGTAAGAGAGTTCTTAAAAGGTTGTCGAGGTTACTTACCTTATAGTGCTGGTAAATATCAATTAATTATAGAAACAACAGGTAGTGCTTCAATTACATTAACAGAAGATAATATAGTTGGTGGATATAATTTAGTAAGCCCTGATAAAAATAGTAAGTTTAATAGGGTTATAGTAAGTTTTGTAAATCCTGATAGAAACTTCCAAATAGACGAAGTACAGTTTCCACCTATTGATGATTCAGGATTACCAAGTGCAGATAGACACGCAACAATGAAAACTGCTGATGGTGGTTTTTTATTAGAGGGTAGATTTGATTTTAAAACTATTACTTCTCCATACCAAGCTGAAGAAATGGCAGAAATTATATTAAGAAGAAGTAGAGATGCTTTAAGTTTAAGTATTAATGTAGCTTTTAATTCTTATGATTTAGCCATAGGAGATATAGTAAATATTACACATAGTTCATTAGGATTTTCAGCTAAACCATTTAGAGTTTTAAGTATGACTTTTAATGAAGATTTTACAGTAGGATTAGGTTTAGTAGAACACCAAGATGCACATTATACTTTTGCAACAAAAACACAAGCAACAGCAGTACCAAGTACAACACTTCCAAATCCATTTGTAGTTCAACCACCAGCAAGTGTTACATTAACTGACCAACTAATTGCTTATAATGATGGAACTGTAATTGTAGCTTTAGATGTTGCCATAGGTGTTTCACCTGATAGTTTTGTTGATTATTACCAAGTAGAATATAAGTTAAGTACAGAATCAGATTATAAAATACACTCACAAGGTTCAGGATTATTTCAAAGAGTATTGAATGTAATTGACCAAAAAGTTTATGATGTAAGAGTTAAAGCAGTATCTTCTTTTGGAACTTCATCAACTTATGTAACAGCACAAAGAACTATTGTAGGAAGTATTTTACCACCAAGTGATGTAACAGATTTTTCTTGTAATATCATTAATGGAGAAGCCCATCTATCTTGGGAACAAATATCTGATTTAGATTTAGCTTTTTATCAAATAAGATACTCAACATTAACAACAGGTGCTACTTGGCAGAACTCAGTATCATTAGTAGAAAAAGTATCAAGACCAGCAACCTCTATTGTTGTACCAGCTAGAGTAGGTTCTTATTGTATTAAGGCAGTTGATAAATTAGGAAACTTCTCACTTAATGAAACTATTATTGCAACTAATGTAACATCTATTGGAAACTTTAATAATATAACAACTCAATCAGAAAACCCTAATTTTACAGGAACAAAAACTAATTTAACACTAGATAGTAATTTATTAAGATTAACTGATTTAGGTTCTAATGGAACTTATGATTTTGCAAGTGTTATTGATATAGGTGCAGTTCATACATCAAGAATAACAGCTACACTTGCACAATTTGCAGAAAACCCTAGTGAATTATTTGATTCTGCAACAGGTCTTTTTGATGCTAAAACAGGTTCATTTGATGGAGATTCTCCAAGTAACTCAAACGCACATTTAGAAATAGCCGTAAGTAATGATAATAGTACATTTACTGCATTTAAAAATTTTGTAATAGGCGATTATACTGCTAGATACTTAAAGTTTAGATTAGTTCTAATTTCAAGAGATGGAGTAACAACCCCTGTAATAAGTCAAGCAACTGTAACTGTTGATATGGAAGATAGAATACAATCAGGAAATGATATATCAAGTGGTGCAACTACAAAAACTGTTGCATTTACAAATCCATTTAAAACTGCTAATTATGCAGTTGGTATCACAGGACAAGGAATGGCAACAGGAGATTTTTTTCTAGTAGAAAGTAAAACAATTAATGGATTTAATGTTACTTTTAAAAACGCATCAAATACTGTAATATCAAGAACATTTGATTTTATAGCAAAAGGATTTTAATTAATGGCAAATCACGATTATATTATAAATAACGCAACATTCCCAGCGACTAGAACTGATTTGAATAATGCTTTTTCTGCTATTGTATCTAATAATTCATCTTCATCAGAGCCAACTACTAAATATGCTTATCAATGGTGGTATGACACTTCTTCAAATACATTAAAGTTTAGAAATGCTGACAATGATGCTTGGGTATCATTTGCTGTATTTGATATGACTAACGATAAAGTTAATCTTGTAGATAGCACAGTTACATTAGATTCTTTGTCATCATTATTTCACGATAGAGGTGCTTATGGTTCT